GACAATATGGAATGACAGGATCAAAACATCCTTCGCCAAGTACTAGTGCAGATGTAGAACAACAACAATTAACTGATGCAGGTATCATTTGCATCAAAGCGGCCGGTAACGCATATCACCCATGTGCGTATGGAGTTGCAGGATCAGGTCCATACGGAAGTGATATCTATAACAGTTATTACAGAACAACTACCTATGGAACATCTCAAATCTACTACAACCGTCCTAGTTCACCGCATAGTGAAGATACAGTATGGGTAGGAAATGTTGACCATGATCAATATGGTAGTTTTGAAAATTTAAGATATGACAGTGAACGTGGTCCAAGGCTAGACATAATGGCGGCAGGATCACAGATAGCAAGTGCAACAAGCCAAGTAAGTGCATACGGAACAAAACAGTTATATCCAGGCAGTTCAACGCACTACATGGCAAGAATAAGTGGCACTAGCATGGCCGCTCCGCAGGTATGCGGAATGGGTGCTTTATGGCTCCAAGCAAATCCAGGTGGAACAGCGGCTCAGTTTAAAAAGTTTTTAAGCACTCATTCACTTAAAAATGTAATTTACGACAGTGGTACAGCAGAAAACTTTAATTATGGTAACAGCATTCCAAGATTGTATGGTGCTCCTAATGAACTTGCATATTGGCCTTATAATAGTCCAAACCCAATTAAATTTAGAGGCACGAGCGGAAACGATCAATAGATAAATACTGTATAGGATAGAAAATGGCTTTACAAACAATTAACATAGGAACACTAGCAAACGACGGAACAGGTGATGATCTGCGTGAAGCGTTCATTAAAGTAAATCAAAACTTTGATGATCTTGATCTTAGATCTCCTGAATCCACAACTGTTACAAATTTAGGTAACACAGGGCAAGGTGTATTTGCACAAAAAGTAGGTGCAGAATTACAACTTAAAAAACTAGTACAAGGTTCCAATGTTACACTAACAAGCTCAACCACAGGAATAACAATTAACGCAACTGGTGGATTACAGCAATTAAATGTTGTGTCTGATTCAGGTAGCTTACAACTTGCAGATGGTGGCACTCTAAATATTAGGGGTGGTTCAGGATCTACCACAAGTGTAGCTGGAAACGTTTTAACTATCAATTCAACAGCAGAAGTCAGTTCGGATACAACACCAGAATTAGGTGGTAATCTTGATGCTGGCGGAAATGATATTTCAAACGTAAATACATTGACAGCAAGTAATATTAATGGTGCTTTAACTGGAAACGTCACTGGTTTAGTGCATGGTGTTGATATAAGAAACATCGAACCTAATACTGCTGGATTTGATTTTGGAAGTTTATCAAATGATGTAAGAGGTTTGTCAGATTGGTTAATTTATCAAACAGACATAGACTTTGGTAGTCATTTAAGTCCAGATCCAAGAAACTTTGACGCAGGAGTATTAACTTAATGGCAACACTAACGATATCATCGAACGGATTACCTAATCCAGCTTCATTTGGAAAACCATTTGGGCAAAATGCTTTTTCACCAAGTACCAATGTTGTATCAGCACAGTCTTACAATTATTCTTTTACTTACAGAGGTGGCACAAATACAAGTAACCCACAGGCTTTATCTGCCTTAACACCAATTGGTATTTTTAATAACGGTGTTGTATTCTTTAGTCCATCAGCAGGAGTTGGAGCAGTACCGCCAGGACTTGATCCAACAGCAGATGCTCCAGGTACAGGCTTTGAATATAATGCTGTACAATTCAGAACAAACTATGGTGGAGATGATGCAGGTGGTTGGCCAGAAATCAGTGGACAGTATCATTATATGTCTGCACAATTTTTAACATTACCTACAGGTTCATCTGAATCAGCCGCAGGTTGGAACACAGCAATGGTAACAGGTGCTTCACCTACACCAACTTATTACACAGGAACAAATTTCGGTGGTGATCATTTTAGACACGCAGATGGACACAGCAAAATTATAGGATATTGTTTTGACGGTTATCCTATTTACGGACCATTTGGTTATTCAGATTACAATGACCCTTCATCAACAGTGGTAAGAATGACAAGTTCTTACACAACATTTGCTTCAGAACCAGCAGGTAGAGGATACTTGTATGGTGCCAAAACAGCAGGCACATTTATCAATGATCATGAATATCAAGTAGGTACAGGTTTACTAGATGAATACAATGGTAGATTTGAAAAAACTCCAGAATATGTAAATGGCACATATTGTTATCACGTAACTGTAGATGCTAACGGACAGCCTGTTTATCCGTACATTGTAGGGCCTAGCACCAAACAACAAAGAGCATTTTAATCGTCTTCATATCCGATAAATACTGTAAAGTTTAGGATTTGAAATGGCAGTACCAAGTTGGACACAAAACTCAGGATATAAATTAGGAACTCTACAAGAAAGAGTTACCACTTCTATCACCTTACCTATTGCACCAGGAACTGCTAGTGGCACAGGATTTGATCCATCAACAACTGCTATAAGTTTACCTGCACAAACTAGACTGCAAAACAGCTCAACAATAAACATAACAAAAACATGGACGCAAGGTGGTACACCTGAAACTTACACATATCCAATGGCAATTAGAGTGCCTACTATTCCAACACTATTAAACAAACGTGTACCTGTTGCAATTTTACTACACGGCTCAGGTGGTAACGGTGCTAATGAAATCAATGAATGGCAAAATTACTTGGGTGATCATATCTTAATTGCACCAACTGGTTACAACAATGCTTGGAACGTTGCACACGAAACAACAAAAGCACCAGATATAGAAATGCTTACAGATCTAATAACTTTGCTTAAAGATTTTGTTAATGTAGACAACACTAAAATTAGAATAATTGGATTCAGTAATGGTGCGGCTTTGGCAAATAGAGCTTATGTACAAATAGACGACACAGCATTAGACACTATTGTAACTAATGGTACACAATTTTTTAATCCAATGGTTAGAAATAGCACATTTTATATTCCATCTGGAGAAACAGGAATTACCAATGCTGAATATAACACAGCCAAGACTCCTTTACAAGGAAGAAGATTCTTAAACATTCACGGAGAGAATGATACAGTGATTCCTTACGCAGGAGGTTCACACGCATTTGGTTACACATTTTTATCAGCACAACAAAGTGTTTTTGAAGTAGCAAAATCTCAAGGATACACAGGCGGAGTCATTCCTGATGCAGGTGGTATATATTATGGAATCACAGGTGTATATTATTATTCATATCTTGCAGGACAGGTAATACATTACAAAACACCTGCGGCACATGACGTTACTAATTACATGAAACAAATAACAAGCAATTATTTGACATACACTCAAGCAAGTGCTCCTGATATTTTCTTAGAATCAGGATCAGTAACTTCAATAAATTTAAACACAGATGTAATAACTTTGATAAGTGGAGAATTACCAGGTGGTATGAGATTGTTGGACAACAAAATTGTTGGAACTCCTTTTGAAGTACAAAGAGATACAGAATTTGAATTTGTATTAAGAGCAAAAAATGATGATGGTGTAAGAGATAGAACATTTAAGATAGAAGTACAAGGTCCTGATCAACCTATATGGACTACTAATAAAGGAAAGTTACCTTTAGGGCCGAACAATAGTTTTTACATTTTAGATAGCAGTATTGTTAACTTTCAGCTTCAAGCAATAGACGATGATTTGCCAACAGGACAAACTTTAGAATATTTCATAGCTGACGGAGATGGCACATTACCTCCAGGAATACAACTTACAACAGATGGTAGACTTGTTGGTATTGTTGATCCTATACTTGCTTTGGACAAAAGAAGTGGTAATGGATTTTATGATACTGTTCAATATGATCAATATGCGTTTGACTTTGGAATGAGAAGTGCAAATGGTTTTGAAAGTTATTACTATGATACACAAGGATATGATTATGCTATTCCTACACAAAGTCCTAAGAAACTAAACAGAACTTATGAATTTAGTGTAAGTGTAAGTGATGGTGACACAATCACAAAAAGAGAATTTCAAATATTCTTAGTTGGTGATGACTTCCTACGTGCTGACAATACAATCATGCAAGTTGGGACAGGTATATTCACTGCTGATAACACTTATCTAAGAACACCTGTTTGGTTGACTCCAGCAGACTTAGGATTCAAGAGAGCTAATAATTATGTTACAATTTACCTTGATGTGTTTGATCCTAATACAGTGGTTGGCGAATTAACTTATCAATTACAATCCACAAATGATGACGGAAGTGCAAGTACATTGCCGCCAGGAATGACAATAGATGTTACAACTGGAGAAATTGCAGGTAGAGTACCATACCAACCAGCCATAACCAAAGAATTTAAATTTACTGTCAAAGCAATTAGATACACTTCTATCAATACAGTATTAGCCGAAAAGGCAAAAACATTTACAGTAAGAATTTTAGGTGAAGTAGAAAGTACAATTAGTTGGAACACAGACTCAACACTAGGAAGTATCAATGCAAACTTTATTAGTACGTTTTCTGTAAGTGCAACAACTTCAGTACCTAATGCAATATTACTATATGATGTTACAGCAGGAACTTTACCACCAGGACTTGCATTAAACTTCAATGGTGAGATTGTTGGTAAGGTTAGACAGTTTTCAAGTGGTACAAATCTTGGCTTGACAACTATTGATAGCAATAACTTTTCATTAGATGGTGGAACAACAAGCATAGATAGAAAGTTTGCTTTCACAGTTAGAGCAAGAGATAGATTTGGATTCAGTGCAATAACAAGAGAATTCAATATTGTAGTAAGTGATCCAGATAATATCACATATAGTAATATATTTGTAAAACCTTTGTTGAAAGAAACACAAAGATCAGCATACAATAATTTTATAGGTGATCCTAATGTGTTTACACCAGCAAGTATTTACAGACCAAACGATCCTGAATTTGGTTTACAAAAAGATATCAAGATGTTGGTGTACGCAGGTATTGAAACAAAAGAGATAAGAGGGTATATTTCAGCAACTAGAAAAAACCATAGAAGAAAAAGATTTAAACTTGGTGCAGTAAGAAGTGCGATTGCAAGAAAAACCGGAAGTACAGACACAGTTTATGAAGTGGTGTATATCGAAGTTATTGATCCTATTGACGTAACCACAGGAACAACAAAAGTAAGAAATAAAACTACAATTTTTAACAAGAAAAAAATTACAGTTGATAGTGTTGAGTTGGAAACTTCAGATGATGTTTCTAAAGAAGGTTCAGGACTTGCTGTATTTGAAATTAGAAACAGCATTGATCAAATTGTATTGGTAAGAGCTTTTGGAAATGATCTAGAAGTAATAGCTAGAAGTGGATCTATTATAATAGATGCTAATGGAATCATACAAGTCACAACTAGATCAGGTGCTGTATTAACAGCTGGAATAATTGCAACCACATCAAGTGATCCATTTAGATTTAGACCAGATGGTACTCCAATCAAAGTGTCAAGTGATGCTATTAAGATCAGTGATTCAAGTGATCAAACTAGATACATCAGCAACATAACAAATATGCGTGATAATCTAAGAACAGTTGGTACAACGGAAGCCAACTTCTTACCACTTTGGATGTCAACTGCTCAAACCAACACAGTTGAAGAATTGGGCTATGTAACTGCTATACCACTATGCTACTGCAAACCAGGTACAAGTGCCCAAATACTATTAAATATCAAAAATAATGGGTTCAATTTTAGTCAATTAGACTTTGAAATTGATAGATATGTGATAGATAATACTACTGGAAACAGCAATGAACAATATATTCCGTTCGGGAATTACAGTTTTAATGTATAAGCAGATAAATATATATGCTAGAGAGGATAAAAAATGGCAAGTAATATAAACAGTACCGGTGTTGACGCAACTTTTCCTATCGCAGGACAGGATAATGATTCACAAGGTTTTAGAAATAACTTTAACACAATCAAGAACAACTTTACTGCGGCAAAAAGTGAAATAGAAGCACTTCAGACAAATACTGCAAAATTAAATGCCGCTAACAACTTTCTAGGAAATGACGTCAGCGGAGCGAACCTAATTGCAAACACTGAAAAAGTGTATGCTGGCGGGACTGTGACAAGTCCACAGAATATCAGTTTCACAAATGGTAACTACCAAACATTTACAATAGGAAACAACATTACACTTACATTTGCTGATTGGCCAACAGCTAACAAAGTTGGTAAAATTAGATTAGTGCTTTTAGACACACTAGGTGACAGTACAACTAGAGTAGTAACTTGGGCAACATCAGGCGGAGGTACAATTAAGTATGGTCCTGGATTTCCAAGTCCATTCAATGTTGCTTCAAATGTAAATCCAGCTGTTGTAGACTTTTGGACTAATGATGGTGGTACAACTGTTTATGCTGAATACGTCGGCGTCTTTACATAATAATAGGTAATAATTATGGATCACCCATTAATAGATAATGTATCTGATCTCTCGGACGAACAACTAGACGAAAACATAGTTAAGTTAACAAAAAAATATTTTCAAACAAGAAATCCACAAGCTAGACAACAACTCCAAACTGTACTCGATATGTACAAATTAGAAAAAAGGGACCGCTTTATCAAGAATCGGATGAATCCGGGTAATTCTGATCTTGACAAATTAATTAATATCGAGTAATATATAAGTATGCTCATGAAGACAGATGAATTAGGTATTCCACGATTTTCGAATCAGGACTTGTTAGATATGATCTACACTGGTCATATTGATAAGTGTCATGTGGTGTTGTGTGATCCAAATGATGACATTGAAAAATTTAACACACACGCCAAAGAAAATGGAATAAGCCCACTCAAAAAATACATTCCAATAGATGTAGACAAAACACAATTTGATAAGACATTACAATCAGAGTGGTTCATGCCAGAAAAATACAAACAACTTAATATAGAAGAAAAAATTATCAATATGTGTAATGGTGAACAAGAAGTGGCAAGAGCATATGAAGAATTGAAAGCATTTCACGATAGAGATATGTATGACTTATTACGTTATATGTTTTATTTGGTTGACTTTATGCGTGAAAACAAGATTGTATGGGGCGTAGGAAGAGGCTCTAGTACAGCCAGCTTCGTGCTGTATTTGATTGGTATACACAAGATCAATCCAATTCAGTTTCAGCTAGACTGGCGTGAGTTCCTGAGATAAATACGTATATAATAGGAGAATAGTTATGGCAATGAAACAAAGCGGTCGTAAGCAATATACATCAATGCAAGGTAAAAAAGTTGATATGGATTTGCTGAGACAAAGAAATGAACTTACTCCGGCAGTAGGAAATGCTCGTGTTAATGCACGTGGCGATGAACTAGGGCCAGGTGGTAAAATCATTAAGAAACGCGAAGAAGTTTTAGGCGAATACTACAGAGATCATCCTCAAGCTGTTCCAGATGAAGTTCCGGGACATGGAGTTGCAGAACCTGATTCTGAAACTAAAGAAGCTATTGCAAAAGTAAAAGCAGAAACGGCACCTGCAAGTTCCGTTGAGCAAGAGATGGCTGAAATAGATAAAGAAGCAGAAGCAACAAACACAACAACTGATAATGTTGAGTGGGTTGAAGATGATGATGGTAATTTTGTCAAAAAAGGAAAATAATTAATGGTTGATGGTACGTTACTGGGTGCTGGCCCAAAGTTAAAACCAGAGCTTAAAGGAAAACTGATCCCCATTAAAGATCATATTTTAGCATACAATATGAACTTTGGAGAACGTACAAGTAAAGGGGGAATCATACAATTATCCGACGATGGAAAAGAACATGGTATTAGAAGTCGTTGGTGCCAGGTGTATAGCAAAGGCAAACTTAACACTGACGAATATGAAGTTGGTGACTGGATTTATGTAGAACATGGTCGTTGGACCAGAGGCGTAAAACTTGATGAACCTGATTTAGGTCAGATAGAAGTTAGACGTGTGGAACCAGATGCCGTGTTATTGATGAGTAAAGAAAAACCAGAGGAGGCGTAGTTGCCACAAGTTGATTTAAAGAAGTACGAACATTTCGTAGAAAAAGTTACAAGTAAAGAAAGTAATCAGTTGTCGGAAATGTTCTACGCAACTAAAGAACTTGAAACTAAAAACCCTAATATAAATATGTCCTTGCTACTAACAGGTGGTATTGGACTATCTTCCGAAACAGGAGAATTTAATGAGATTGTTAAAAAGTGTATCTTCCAAGGCAAACCACTTAATGATGAAACTGTATTTCATTGTAAACGAGAACTTGGTGATATTATGTGGTATTGGATTAGTTCTTGCCGTGCTCTTGGCCTTGACCCTAACGAAGTAATTGAAGAGAATGTAAACAAGCTCAAAGCTCGTTATCCAGATGGAGAGTTTGATGTGCATTATAGTGAAAACCGCCAGGACGGAGATCTATAACAGTCAAACGTATTAAATATACGTGATGTCCGACTTCGAAAAAGAAAAAATTAAAGTACTAGATGATGTAATACCAAAATGGTTACATCGCAAAGCAGTAGAAACAATACCATACCTTCCTCTCAAATGGGGACACAGAGGTTTGGGACCTACGCAAGGTTATCAATTCTTTAGCGATCAATGGAAACATGAAGAAATAGAAAAGGCTCCTTGGGTCTTACAAGCAATATGGATGGCCTTTGAAGAACAAAAACATTTAATTGATCCTGACGTTGGCGATATACAACTTAATCAAATACAAATTAATTTAACAACTAAAGACCATATAGGTGGTCTTCATGTAGACATACATGACGGCACTGAAGCATACACTATGGTTTATTCTGTATGTGGCGACAGTGGCATGGACTTTTGGAGTAACAATCCAGAACATATAAATCCAAGAATAGCAGAATTATCAGACATGGCCACCAGGGGAGAAGCTACCCAAGAGCAAGTAGAAGAAGAATTAAACAAAACAAAAGAACGAGCAAAAGCAAATCAAGGCATGAGAACAAAAGATGCAACTTGGTATGAAGATGATTTCAGTAATCATGAAGGTGAAATGGACAGTTATAGATGGCATTCAGTTGATTACAAAGAAGGTAGATGTATTGTGTTTCCTAGTATGTTTATTCATCAAGGATTACCGCCTAAAACAGTAAGTCCTAGAGTTACTATAGGTTACATCTTCAGTGGCAAAACATCTAAATTTGCTAGAGACAGGGGAGTGATATATCCTATCTTTAAAAAGGAGCAAGATAAAATTGCCAATAGACACCAATAACATTTTAGCATTAGACGACATTGTTCCTGAATGGTTGATAAATCAAATGGAGGTAACCATACCTCATATGCCATTAAGATTCGGACATAGAGGCTTAGGTCGTGATGAAGGATTTTCTACATTTAGTGATCAATGGGTAAGGGAAGTACAACATGGCGTAACTGTAAGCCATACAAATTTTCTTGCTGATATGCCCTGGGAATTTAAAGCATTCTGGTGTATAGTAAATCATCAAAGAAACAAAATTTTTAAAAATGTACAGAACTTGACATTGAACCAAGTACAAATAAATTTATCAACAAATGAACACTATGGAGGACTTCATACAGATGCTCCTGATGATACCAAAGAGATGTCAATGCCAGGTTGGATACCTTCACATACTTTGGTGTTGTTTTTGCAAGGAGACACTGGTATGGAATTTTGTGAACAAGATGGTAAACCTGTTTACAATGTTGATTGGAAGAAAGGTAGATGTGTTGTATTTCCAAGCAGTTATCCCCACAGAGGATTACCACCGAAAGATGTAAGTCCACGAGCTACGATTGGATTTATTTTTAATGGACTACCGCAACAAAAGGAGCAAGAAGCAAATGGAAAATAGTATCATAGTTATGGACGATATAGTTCCTAATTGGTTGCAGGAACAATGTGAAGCATCACTACCACACCAACCTATTAAGTTTGGTCAAAAAGGATTTACACAAACTTGGCCAGACATGAATGAATTACCATGGGAACTAAAAGCACTATGGTGTGCAATAAGTTATCGAAGACATGACATCAAAGCTAAAATACCTTTGTTTGGCAAAGCAGGATTTTTAACATTACTAAATGTACAAGCAAATATGTCAACTGAAGAACATTATCCTGATCTTGTAGCAATGGACGAACCATATGATGTAGATGGACGAGGCAAAATGGTGTATTCAGATAAATCAAATTTTGCTGTTTATTATATGTTACAAGGAGACAGTGGCATGGAGTTTTATCACAGAGACGGTACAACTAAATTCCAAACTGTTGATTTCAAAAAAGGAAGATGTGTTATATTTCCTGCTCGGACAGTTCATAAAGAAATCAAACCAAAAGAATTGACTCCAAGATTTAGTGTATGTTATCTTTTTACTGGATTATATGCTTGACTTTTTTGTTTTTTTATCGTATAATAAACAAAATAGGAGTATAAATGAAACTTCCAACAACTGAATTACAAGGTATTGGTACTACTGGCGCCGCCGGTATTACTTTAATGATATTACATATTACTGGTTATCTTACACATTGGGGTTGGCCAATATTGTATGTGATGCTAATTTTAATGGGCATTGGTCAAGAAAGAGGTGCTAAGAAATGAAAGAACTTTGGGTAGAAAAATATCGTCCAAAAACTGTTGATGGCTACGTTTTTAGAGATGAACATCAAAAGAAACAGGTGCAACAATGGATCAAGGAAGAAACTATTCCACATTTATTGTTTAGTGGTAATGCAGGTATAGGTAAAACAACACTTGCAAAACTGTTGTTCAATGAACTTGAAATAAATGATTTTGATATACTTGAAATAAATGCAAGTAGAACAAATAGTGTTGATGACGTCAGAGATAAAATTGTAAACTTTGTACAAATGATTCCATTTGGTAAGTTTAAGGTTGTATTGCTTGATGAGGCAGATTATTTAAGTCCAAATGCACAGGCGGCACTACGTGGCGTGATGGAAGAGTATCATACAACAAGCAGATTTATATTAACTTGTAACTATCCAAACAGAATTATTCCAGCATTACATTCAAGATGTCAAGGTTTTCATATTGCAAAAGTAGATGTAAATGAATTTACTGCAAGGGTGGCACAGATACTAATTGATGAAGGTGTAT